GATGGTTTTCTTAGTCCAGATATGTTTGCACCAAAAGATGCTTTCATAGTCTGTAATGTTTTTCCTGTGTATGTTGTATGCCAAACAACACCAATTTTAGATTTAGCAATTACCCTACCAAGATTGCTATCAGTAGGAATAGCATAAACAATAGTATTAGGCTGAAAAGTGTGATACGATACCCCATCAATAGTTTCTTTTGAAACGTCATCTGTGAACATGAGGTCACCTTGTAAGACTCCTTTGATTCCAAGTTTTGAAAACTCTGAGAGTGCAATTTTGAATTTGTCATTTAATGCTCCAGATAAGTCTGCATCTATTTCTGAACTTGTCTTATATAATTTAGGACTTACATTAAATACTGATTTCTTTGCAACGAAAAACTTACCGTCCTCTGGATCAATACCAGCAAATATTGCAGGAGCTCCATCCCACTTAACAGTCATATTAACAGAAGACCTAGCAGAACCAGCCAACATATCTCTAAGAGATTGTAAAAAGTTAATTGCAGCTCTACCACCATCAACACCATAATTAAGGATTTCATCCTCTAGATGTTCTAGGTGTAAGTTTTTACCACCTTTATCTTCGTTTAGTTGAGAAAAACTTATCATGTCCACATAACCACCGATTTTTTGGGAGAAGGAGCATCAGCTTCAATCTTTGTATTAAATTTAGAACCAGATGAATTTGAAATAGATATCATAGTAAATTTAGGAAATGGCTTTTTATCTTTTTCTTCAAATCCTGTGACTAAATGTAACTTTGATATGTTATAAGGATTTACACCACCAGATTTATATATTTCTATAACTGCGATATAAAAATTGTTTAATTGTTTACCCTTTTCAACTAATTCTTGAGTGCTCTTTTTTGTATAATCATCTCTTTTACCTAAAACAGTATTGTTTCCACTTTTTCCACCATAACAAATTACAAGTGGTAAAGCAGTATTTCCAAACTTTGCTTCTGCCTCTAAAGTAGAACTGAAAGCAAAAAGTGATTCTGTTAAGTCTTCATACTTATCAACACTTCTTTCAACAGATTTTAATATCGCATTAATTGCTACATTAGCAGCAAAATTAGCTACTATCGACACAACTAATTTAAATCTATCTCTTGGCACTGAAGTTTGTTTAGATATACTTTCAATTTCTTTTGATACAGAAGATATGTCTATTAGTCCACCTTGAGGATTTGGAAAATATATTGGAGGTCTAGGCCTTGATTGCATTTTAGGTCTTGAGTTTAATTTGTTAACTAAACTAACATTACTATTATGAACTGTATTTATTTTCTTTACTAGAGTTTGTAAAACTATTAGTTCTTTTTTCATTTTTGGTGTAATTTGAACTTGTGAGCCAGGAGCCTCAACTAAATTAGAAAAACCAACTTCTCGTAAAATATTGTTTGCAGCAATAACACCTTTATCTTTACTTAAAATTCTATTAGTTACTTTTTCTGAAATATTTGTAATATTTTTAGCAACACTACTATATAATTTTTGAGTCCAACTTAAAAAAACTTTTATTCCAAGTGTTGCAACATTTTTAAATTTGTTTACCAAATCACCAAAAAATCCTTCAGTAAAAAGTTCTATTTCTTTTTCTGATAGATGTGAATATTCTTCTCTTTGTAAAATATCTAATAAATTTGATGGAAGATGTGGTGTGCCTTTTATTATATTTTTACTTACGAATGAACCAATTTTTCCTATTCTACCATCTCCAACACCCTTTTTTGCTGATATTTGATAAAAAGAAATTGTTTTACCACTACTATCTGATATTGTTACTTTACCATCAGACTCAGTTGTTGCACGTAGTATCTGCTCTTTCTCTGGTAATGGTTTAATATCATTCATTATAGAAAATAATTCTGATTTCTTTCCGTCTACAATTAATATTACATCTGCGGTATTATCTTTTTGTGCTGATGAATATTCAAATGATGATGGCAATCCTTTATAGTAAGATGACCCTATATTTTGATGAATAAAATCACTCATTTTTCCTAACTTTGAAATAGGAAATCCTAGATTAGAAAACCATTCGGCTAAAGGTTCGTGATTTCTTTTATCTTGAAGTAATGCTTCTGTCCAACTTTTTGCAATTTCAGAAAACTCATTATTTTTCATAATAGATTTTATTTTATCTGAAGTCAGATTGGGCCCACCCATTGCAACCAAAACAACCGCAGCCTCAAATATTTGAGTTCTTTTTCCAGCGTTGCTATTACCTTGTGGAAGTAAATCATCAATAGAAACAAAAACTTCCTCTGCTTCTAATATAGCGTGAACTTGATCTAACTTTGATTTAGAACTAATAGGTAGTCTTGGTGTAACTTGTTTTACACTTCGTTGTAACGACATCAACTTCTCCATTGGCACAAATATTTATTAGTATTTATATAAAAGAAACTCCTATAAACTTATAATACTACTGACAATAGAGCTAAGTGTTAACATAACTATCAACCATCCAATTAACATCAATAGTAATAGTTCTCCCTCAGTTGGTGGTCTTTTATCCATTATACCTTAAAATCTTTTATGGCTGAAAATTTGTCTGTGCTACTTCCAAACTTTGTATTGTCAAAGATAGCATCTTCTGGAAGTTGATTTTGTCCACTGTCAACTAAATCATCTTGTGCATTCGTATCTACATCAAACAATCTCATTTTAGAACGATCAATACCTAACACAAATCTTTTATTCATAGTTGGGTCATTATATCTATTCTTCAACTGTTTAACAACTATTTGGTTAAGTTCATCAAGTTCTTCATTACTAATAAGGGCAAACATAAAATCAGCTGTGGCTGGTAAGCCGAATGATTCAGATGTGTCTTCAAGTCCAATGTCAGTTGATGTAAAACCGCCTCTTGTCGTTTGCGTTGCTGACATGATGGGAACATTACATTCCACTGCAAGTCCTCGCAACTCTTCTGCAACACTTTTGATGTAACTATACGAGTTAACATTTTGTGCTCCTTTAAACCTACTAGATGCACATATATTTAGATAATCAATAAAAATGATATCTGGTTTAAAAGACTTCTTAATTGCAAGTTCTTTGATTAATCCTCTAAAATGAGAAGAGTGTGCAGATGCAGTTGGATATTCTTTGACAATTAACTTACCAGAAGTTTTCTTAATAATCTTTGCAATCTTATCATCAAACATTTTTTTTGGTAGATCATGTAAGTCTTCCATAGATATATTCATCAAGTTTGCATCAATACGTTCTGCAATACGTTCCTCTGCCATCTCCAAAGTAATGTATAAAACATTTTTACCTTGAGATAAAGAGTTTGCAGCCATGTGACACATAAACAAAGATTTACCAACACCTGTACCAGCAAGTGCAATATTCAGAGTTTTGGTTGGAAGTCCACCCTTTGTAATCTTGTTAAAAAACTCTAGGTCAAAAGGAATACGTTCCTCTACTTTATGATAAAACTCAAACCTTGAATCTGAATCCAACAAGTAATCGTGACCAACAGCATTATCAAAACTGACTGCCAAGGCATCTGTGAGAATACTTGGTATAGAATCTGGAGTTCTCTTTTTATCTTTTCCATCAATAATAGATATTCCATCCACAATTGCATTGTATATCGCCTTATCTTTACAAAACTTTTCAGTCGTGTCTAACAGCCAGTCCATATCAACGTCTGTACTGTTTAGTGTTTTTACAATTTCTACAATTTTTGAATGTTCAGTCTCAGTTAAATCTTTTCTTTGTTCGACTTCAATTTCTAAAGATATTTTTGTAGGAATCTTCTTATATTTATCCACAAAGTTGTGAATTTCTTCAAAAATAATTCTTTCTTCTTTTACATTAAAATATGAAGATTTAATAAAAGGTAAAACCTTTCTACAATAATCTTCATTCGTCAACAAATTGCTGAGAGTCGTCCTCTCTATCGTCTGGTTCAATACTTCCATCCTCTGCTTGTGCTATGATGACATGATAAAGTATGTCACCAATTAATTTATGAAACTCTTTACTTTCTAGAATCTCTTTAGATACTCCATTAGTGTCTAGTATATCATAATCAAACTTTAAATTCAAGTGCTTTTCTTGCGTTAATTTAGTTTCATCTGGAAGTGTTACTTTTCCATATTTATATACAACACCACTATATTTCGTTTCATCAGTAAGACCAATCAAAGTTTGATTTGGGTGTTTTTCATTAGTTAAAAATACAAATTTTTTAGTGATTGGATCATTCATTATTTGTTTCATTGTTGGTAAATCAGACATAGTGTAAATAGCTCCCTACAATATATTTTGGTTTGTCTATAGGTTTTTCTCCAGCATGAAGCCATGGCCACATAGGTGGAAATATTAAACAAGAACCTTTTTTACATCCAGAAACTACATCATGTCGTGGAAAAATAGTACTTCCTTTTTCGTTATCATCTAAGTATAAAAAGAAAACTAAAAATCTTTTAGCACTATTAATATCATTTACATCAACATGGTCACCAAATTGATCTGTTCCATCTGGTAAATATCTTTTTAATCTCATAGGTTCAAGAGTAAATTTTTCTGGAAACATATTTAAAGCTGGTGGATCAGGAATATCACAATCTTTTTTGTATTTAACAACTTGTTTCATAAGACTTTCAGCTAAAATTCTAGCGTCCTCATGCCACTCTTTATGATGTAATAAATGTATTTGTGTAAAAGACATTTTACCTTGTTCTTGTTTTTCATATTGATGTGAACTATTTTCAAATCTATCAATTAGAGTATCACACAACTCTGGTGATATTACGTTATCATATCTCCGAATGTACGTTTCCATATTTAAACTCCTTTTCAGCCGCTTCATCTAATTGTTTCATAACTTCTTCAGTAAAGTAGTCTTCTGGATTATTAATAATAGTTTTACCAAATTGTGTTTTACCATCTGGTAATTCTATACGAGTAGAAACTTGTTTAAATATACCATACTTAATTGCAAGTTCTAATAAACCATAATATCTATCAAGACCTTTATCATATGATAAACGAACATCTACCATTTTATTCTCAATGGTCAAACGTGATTTATGATTTTTACAATGTACAATATTACCAACAACTTCTGTACCATCTTTATCTTTTTTCTTAGATAAGAACACAATAGATGATGCTGCATATTTTAATCCAGAACCACCACCCATTTCTTTTGTTGGAAATAGTGAACCCATAGAATCATAAGTATGATTAGTAACAACCATAGGAACTTTTGCTCTACCAAGTTTTAAAGTCAATACACGAAATGCAGCTTTGAGAACTTGAGCTCTTGTCATATCTCTTGTTTCTTTACCATCAGAAGTATCTTCTACTTCTTTGGTAGTTGATAACATACCAAGAGAATCTAAACATAACATGATAGGTTTACGATCAGCTTCATTCTTTGCAAGATATGAATCTAATACTTTGATTGCCTGTGTACGAAATTCTTGAACTGTAGTTACTGGAATAATAACCATTCTTTGTGGATCAATACCTCTATCAACTACCATTTGTTGTGTAATTGCACTTTCACTTTCAAAATACAAAACACCAGCATCTGGATTGTCATCTAGAAAACTTTTAACCATTCCCATAAGAAAAAATGTTTTACCAGTTGCTGACTCTCCAGCAATTGCTGTAATTTTATTTGATGGTAAACCACCATAGATACTACCAGAAAGTAATGCATTAAAAATGTAACTTCCTGTGTCAATAAATGAATCAACATCACCAGCTTCCACTCCATCAGAAACTAATGATGCATATTCATTACCTGTAGTTTTGATTATATCTTTAAGAAAATTGCTCACTATATATCACCTTCTTTTCTATTCTCTGAACGAAAAGCATCAAACCCGCCAGGATAGCGAGACTCCAACTTCACTGTGTTCATGTCAATTATTTCTTCTATGTTAGTATTTAGTGCCAGACAAGCTTGGGCAATATACCACATTATATCTCCAAGTTCAGAACGTAAATGTTTAATTTTATCTCCATCCATTTCTTTACCTTGGAACAAACACTTTTTAATTATTTCATTAAACTCACCAACTTCACCAGACATACCAATACCAGCAGTAAGTAATCTTGCAGGATTAACTTCCTGTTCTTCTAGTATTTCTAAAGCTTGAACCATTTCAACCAAATCTTTTGATTGGTCACTTGTTACTTCATCTACAAAACTTACATAATCTTCTAACAAATTCATTTCATCTCCTATTTAATTGCAATCGCACCCACAAATGCATGATTTCTCCAGAACGGTTGTATATTAGAAAATCCAGCTCTAACCAACATATCTGTTATTTCATCCCAAGTATTGGGTTTCATCATGTGCCGTAAAGTTCTTTCTTTATCCATAATGTCATCAGTGGTAAAAGTTTTACGTTTATAATCATAATAATTAAATGTAATCATATCTTGCACTAATGCATTCTCACACACAGTTTTTTCAGAAAATATAAAAGCACCACCTTCATTTAAACCTTCGTAAATATTACGAATAACTTCTTTTCTATCTTTCTTTGGCATAAACTGTAAAGTAAAGATAGATGTAACTAAAGAACAATTTGTAAACTGATAGTCACGAATATCTTCCATAAGAAACTCTACATTATGTGAATTTAATTCTTTTTTTCTTTTCTTTAGATCATCAACAAAACCATCAGCTATTTCTACACCAACCCAATCTGCATTGTTAGAGTGATCTACATTATAATCAATCATAGCTTTTGTTAGTTTTCCTGTTGAACATCCAATGTCAACTACAGTTGTATCATCTTCAACAAAGTATCTTGATAGAGAAATTACATCCTCTAGTAAATTAGAATAACCACGAATTGATTTTTCAATGTGTTCATCAAAACCTTCTTCTCTATGTGCAAAAGTAAAATCAGCCATTGTTTAACTCCTTATAAGGTTTTAATACCCTTTCATATATAGCATCTGCTACAGCCTTCATCATCAAAGGAGGCACCATGCGACCCATACGTTCAGACTTTTGTTCCCACTTACCTGTCAATTTAAAATCATCTGGTAAAGACATTGCTCTTCTAGACTCACATAATGCTAGTTTTCTCATCTCACTCCAATGAATACAACCACCAGAAGCCGTGATAGTGGGAGATGGTTTATGTCTTGAAATTCTTTTCATATTAAAGTGGTGACCTTTTGGATGGAAGTCACAGCCAGTCAATACTTTGTCTGGATCAAGTGGCATCTTAGATGCTGTTTCAAAGTGTGAACCTTTTGCAAACTTTTCAGTCAACATCTTTATTTCTTCTTGGTCATACTCTAGGTCACTAAATGCATCACCACAAGTAATAGCATCTGTAAACTTTTCTGGAAAGATACCAGCAATATTCATAAACGTAAGACCAACAGCTTCAGTTACATCTTCACGAACAGCAATAAAAATAACTCTCTTTCTAGTTTGTGGTACACCATAATGTGATGAGTCTAGAACCATAGAGGATACATCATAACCAATCTTTTCAAATGTATTTGTAATTTTATAATAGTATTGTTTTGCTTCACCCATCATAAGACCTGCCACATTCTCTGCAACAATTACTTTTGGTTTAATCTCTTCAGCAACTCTAAGAAACTCAAAAAACAAATCTTCAATGTTTTCTACTTTCTTACCATCAGAATACTTTTTAGTTTTACCAAAACCTTTTGAATGACCACCACCTTGAACAACTGCACCAGCCATTGAGAATGCAGAACATGGTGGAGAACCATCAAGT